TCTAGCATGTGGTGCTGATGTTCCAGCAAAGAACCCTATTAGGCGTGGTAAATCTTAATGGCTAAGTACTACGATAAGTATAAGAAGCAGCTTAATGCTGCAGGTTACACTATTGATGGTGATGGCATGGTGTGGGATGCTAATGGCAACCAAGCTGCAGGTGAGGATCGTTTTGGTAACGTGCAAAGTAAAGACCCTAACGTTACTCAGATCTGTATGGATGCAGAGTCATCAGGTATATTTAACAAAGTAAAGAAGGCTATTAAGCCAAAAACTAAGAAAGAAGCTTAATGTCTTTTGTGAATCAAGGTAAGCCAGCACGTATTAAGTCTGTTTATGGGCATAATACAGGTACGACTACAGAGAATGTCTATACATGTCCTGCAAACTGTACTGCTGAGATTACTTTTATTCATGTAGTTAATGGTGGTGGTTCTACTAATACAGTAGAAGTAGGTTGGTATGTAGCAGCAGCTAACTATGTTTCTAAATTTTTAAGTGCTAAATCTTTAGGTGGGGGTGATTACATAAGCTTCAATCAGATAGATTTAGTACTACAACCTAATGATCAAATAAGAGTTACCCCTACAGGTTCTGGGCATATAGATACGATATTAACAGTTACAGAAACCTTTGTGCCTGTAGGGTAACGGGTATGCACATTATGTATCTACTATAGCGCTAACATATAAGTATAACTATCTCCGCACGTAACATAAGGAGATAGTGCAATGTTTAAGAATTTACTGACACGTATTCAAAATCACCAGCAGCGTAGAGCAGACTACTGGGTTTTAAAGAATATGTCTAATAAAGAGCTACACGATATAGGTATTTCTCGTGGTGAGATATACAACCGTGTATACGGTGAGTATAAGTGAGGTTAAGAAACAGCATTCCTGTTATTCTTAGCCTTACAGTTTTTACTCACGTATCATCTGGTGATACAGATAGGCAGACAGGTTCTGGTCTTAACAGAGGCTTAAATAAAAATAAAGCTTGCTTTTGTAGTAAAACTTCATAAAACTATAAGGCAAGCCTATCTATAAAGGACAACTTCATATGGCAAGAAACCTCACAGAAAACCAACAAAAGTTTCTAGAAGTACTCTTCGATGATGCTGGTGGTGATGTTGTGCTTGCCAAGAAGTTGGCAGGTTATAGTAACGGCACACCGACTCGCATTATAGTGGAGGCACTTAAAGATGAAATTGGAGAAGCTACAAGATCTTATTTCGCCCGTACAGCGCCTAAAGCTGCAATGGCTATGGTACAGGCTTTGTCTGACCCTACAGAGCTTGGGATAAAAGATAAGATGAGTGCCGCTAAAGACTTGCTTGATCGGGCTGGACTTGGTAAAGTAGATAAAGTTGATGTTACCTCAACAGGTGGCGTCTTTTATCTACCACCAAAAGAAGGTAATAACGAATAGTAAGACCAAAGCACATAAGCAGAGACTTAGAGTATTGGGAGCTACCTAAACCAAAACGCGGTAAAGAGAGAGAGTGGCACGTTATAGCCAAGCTAACTAAGAAGCCGCCTTTTGGTTATTCAATACACCCTGACAATGAAAATTTGTTACAGCCTATACCGCTTGAGTTAGAAGCCTTAGAGCTTGCAAAGCGGCATCTTCAACAGTATAGTTACAGAGATGTAGCTAATTGGCTCACAAAACAAACTGGACGTAGCATATCACATGCAGGTCTTAGACAGAGAATAGATATTGAGCGAAGACGTAAAAAAGCTGCTACAATTAAACGGAACCTTGCCAAGCGGCTCGAAACGGCGTTATCCGAAATCGAGAGGCTCGAAAAAGGCTGTATCGGAGCGTACTCAGAAGAGTGATAATATAGTTATCGCCCCGAAAGAGACTGTACCTGCACAAGTAGCACCTGCAGAGTTTGACGTTGAGGCGGCACAGGACGTAGTGTTCAAGCCTAATCCCGGCCCTCAGACAGACTTTCTAAGCGCATCTGAACGTGAGGTACTATACGGCGGTGCAGCAGGTGGTGGTAAGAGTTACGCAATGCTTGCTGACCCTTTACATGGTTTAAATGATCCAAACTTTAGTGGGTTACTTGTACGACATACTACGGAGGAATTACGTGAGCTTATTCAAAAAAGCCAAGAGCTTTATCCTAAAGCTGTTCCGGGCATTAAGTGGTCTGAGCGTAAAAGTCAGTGGACTACTCCGAAAGGCGGTAGGCTCTGGATGTCGTATCTTGATAAAGATATGGACGTTACTCGTTACCAAGGTCAGGCGTTTAACTGGATCGGATTCGACGAGCTAACTCAGTGGCCTACCCCTTATGCGTTTGATTATATGCGAAGTCGCTTGAGGTCTGCCCATAGTACAGACTTAGGCTTGTACATTCGTGCTACTACAAACCCAGGTGGCAGTGGGCACTCTTGGGTTAAAAAGATGTTTATTGATCCTGCACCAAGTAATAAACCTTTCTGGGCAACTAACATAGAAACAGGGGATACTATTACATTCCCTAAAGGTCACAGCAAAGAGGGTCAACCTCTGTTTAAGCGTAGGTTTATACCTGCTAGTCTGTTTGACAACCCATACCTAGCCGATACTGGTGACTACGAAGCTATGCTTTTGTCTTTACCAGAGCATCAAAGAAAACAACTGTTAGAGGGTAATTGGGATGTCAATGAAGGAGCAGCTTTCCCAGAGTTTAATAGATCCATTCATGTCATTGACCCTTTTGAAATCCCAGACAACTGGGTTAAGTTTAGAGCTTGCGACTACGGCTACGGTAGTTATACAGGAGTTTTATGGTTTACTGTCGCTCCCGACGAACAGCTTATCGTCTACAGGGAGCTTTATTGTTCTAAAGTTACAGCTTCTGATTTAGCTGATATGATACTGGAAGCGGAAGCTAATGATGGTGGTATGCGATATGGCGTTCTGGATTCTAGTTTATGGCATAACCGTGGTGATACTGGGCCATCACTGGCTGAACAGATGAACATGAAGGGTTGCCGTTGGCGTCCTTCTGATAGATCTAGAGGCTCTCGTGTAGCTGGTAAGAACGAAATACACAGGCGTCTGCAGGTAGATGAGTTTACTGAGAAACCAAGACTTGCTTTTATGAGTAACTGTATTAACACCTTATCCCAAATACCTATTATTCCTCTAGATAAAAAGAACCCAGAGGATGTAGACACTAAAGCAGAAGACCACCTATATGATGCCCTACGCTATGGCGTTATGACAAGACCCCGTAGTAGAAGTATATGGGATTTCACGCCTGACAAACCAAATCAGGGCTTTCAAGCACAAGACACAACATTTGGATACTAAAACATGGCAGATATTGACGAAGTAACCTTTGATACAGATGAAGTTGTAGCTGCAGAGGACGCAGAGGATAGCATCTTTGAAGCTAAATCTAGTATTGTATCCTTTGTTGATGAACGTTTTAGCAGGGCAGAAGATGCTCGCAGAAGTGACGAAGATAGATGGTTACGTGCTTACCGCAACTATCGTGGTTTGTATGGGCCTGACGTAAAGTTTACAGACACAGAAAAGTCTCGTGTATTTGTTAAAGTCACGAAGACTAAGACCTTAGCTGCATATGGGCAGATTGTTGACGTTTTGTTTGGTAACAATAAGTTTCCTATGTCAGTAGACCCATCTATTTTACCAGATGGCGTTGCTGAATCAGTGCACATCAACATTGACCCTAATGCCGCAGCAGCAGGTGAAGCACTCAAAAGTGTAACACAAGACAAGCCTTCACGGCCCTACTTACTTGACGGTACTGAGAAGTTAAAACCCGGAGAGACGTTAGCAGATCTAAAACAACGTTTAGGGCCACTCAGCGACAAGTTAGCATCCGTATCAGAAAAGGTTGTCGAAGGTGATGGCACAACGCCTACCACCGTTACATTTCACCCTGCTATGGTTGCAGCTAAACGAATGGAAAAGAAGATACATGACCAGCTAAATGAGTCTGGCGCTTCTTTGCATTTACGCTCTATGGCATTTGAGATGGCTCTACTTGGTATGGGTGTTATGAAAGGCCCATTTGCTGTAGATAAAGAGTACCCTAACTGGAATGATCAAGGTGAGTA